TGGTCGTTACCAGACGGCGAAATACGCCGCTACGACAGGCGCCTGAATATAATCTGTCGCGAGTGCCGGAAGAGCGAAGCTATGCAGCGTGTACTGGCTTTCTATCAGGGTAATTTTCAGAAGGTGCTGTTGTGAGCCAAATTAACAATCGGAACTTCGTGAAGAGAAAGCATAATCCAAATCTGAATAATTAAGTTCAGCACTGTAAATAAAATTTAATCCTTAACTGGAGGTATATCTATGTCAAATACACAGAAAATTATTAACACTGAAAAATATAACGAGTGGGTGAAAAAATTCTCTGAGCAGATTTTTAAAATTACTGGCGACGAGAATGTGGCAAAAAATGAATTGGAACCGTGGACACCTGAAGGAAACGCACCAAATTATTGCTGGTGGGAGGTTGATCCGGTTGATGCTGCAAATGAAGCCATGAGTTACCACAACGATTAATGTCGGGAGGCCGCCCGAAAGGGCGGTAAGAAATGACTACATTATTCAGAAAAGAATATCCGCAAAAAAGTAGGGCGACAGAATTTTTGTTTCTCATTCTGTTTATCGTATTGATGATACCGATATCCCCTCTAATTTTTGTCTGGGCAATCGGGAAAATAATTGAGCCAGTTACTGAATTGTATAACGACGTGGTATGGGCGTCATTCAACACACTGCACAATAAAATTAATCCGTATAAGGAAAACTGATATGGCAACTTTGACAAAAAAAGAACGGGCATGGTTGAACGAATTACAGGAAGTTCTTGATCGCTGTCCATCACCGAAAAAAATTGGCTTTTACACCATTGGCGATAAAAGCATTTACCTGTATGACCTACGCCGCATGGATGAAATCATGGAGGCTCTTGATAATCGTTCGTCGATGGATTGGTGTGTTGCTGTTCATGATATGAATGCAGGGTTTGATGAAAAGATTTTGTTCCCCTCATCAGTTGAAAGCACTGCGGGTTAAGGAGTAACACATGACCACTATTACCAAAGAACGTATTGAATTGTTCATTAAATTTTCAGGAGGCGGTACTGTGAGTGAAATTAGCTATCAGGCTTCAATTACCGCTGGCATTCGCATCAAAGGAGAGGAGCATGGAAATAAAACCAGAGGATGAGTTAAGCAATATCGTTTTATTTCCGGTAAAAGAGGATGACCCTCGTAATCAGGTTAATTTTCTTTATGAGCCATCGGAAAGACCATATTGTCATCACGCCTCTGTCCGGGTTGACGAAAAAGAGCGTCAGGTCCGCTGTAAAATCTGCGGTGCAGTTGTGGAACCATTTGACTGGATGCTCTCTGTGGCGAAAAGAGAAACCAGACTGGCAGATGATGTAAGGCTCTTGCGTCAGGAGGAGCGGGAAAGGCGAAAAAATATAGAAAAGCTAATTCAGATTGAGCGTAACGCGAAAGCGCGGATACGCAGGGCGACAAAATCCAGAACTGAATAATTAAATTTAGCTCTGTTAAAAATTTAATCCTTAACCGGAGGGATTTCTGCACCCTCAGAACATCAGGAGGCCGCCCGAAAGGGCGGTAGTTAAATGCGAAAGTTTAAAATAATTATTGAAACGGGAATAGCCGGTGGAGATTTCGAGGATGAATTCGAAGTGGATGATGATGCGACGCCTGATGAAATACATGACGAAGCAAAAGATATTTTCTTTAACTACTGCAATTACTCATATCACGAAATAAAAGACGAAGAGGAAGAACAAAATGGCTGATTTTGGTTCAACTAAATACAACGTCGGTTTTGAAGAATGGCATGAACTGTTAATGGACTATGCAGAGTTACGTGGTGGCAGTGCTGCTGATGCTGAAGCATGGCGTGATGATTATGAAGCAGGAAAAACTCCGGTCGAAGCATATTGTGATGAGTGGGGCGATGAATGAGCGAGGTTAATTATCAGGAAGGGCATGAAACGGCGGGGCAAGCAAAAACAGTGGCATGGCGATATCGCTACGTGAAAAAAAGGCGTTACGGACTTTCAGGGGAAGTAGTGGTCTGGTGACTGGAAATATGTACCGAAAAAAGAGGATTGTAACGACAGGCCGAACTATGAAATTCAGGCCTTATTCACTGCCCCGCCAGTCCCGGTTACATCAGAAGAACTGGTTAAAGCTGTGCACTTTTATGAACAACTAAAATGCGAAAATCCACCAGCATCCGGAAACCTGATTACAGATTCCCAGATAAGGCAATGAGCTACCTGGCGCAGAACGGGCTGATAAGTATGGGGAATGTTTTACGATGAATATTTAGACTAAAGAGTTTGTAACGCTATGTAAGTGATTTTTTCTGGTTTAGATATTTATATGTCCGGCTAAATTGAGGTGTGTTTAAATGTTATTGCACATTGATTGTAGGGGGAATAATGAAAAACGCATTGCAGTTTTTGTTTGTTGCGTTCTGGTTGTTCGCATCATGTATGCCCATCATCTTCACAGCAAGGTATATGGAAAAAGTTGATGTTTTGATATTAATGTTTGGACATATAAATGCCCTTTTTTTAGGGGTGTTCATGGCGGTCATGTGCATTGAATACTGGCGGTAAATACAGCGAACGCCATTGGTTTAGTTGGATATTTACTGTGCCGGACAAAAACGGTTTGCGGGGAAATCTTAGTTAAGTAGAATGACTGCGGGTGCTTGAGGCTATCTGTCTCAGGCATGAACACCAAAAGGCAGATAGAGAAAAGCCCCAGTTAACATTACGCGTCCTGCAAGACGCTTAACATTAATCTGAGGCCATATCTATGCGACACATAGAGATTAGCCTCTTACGGACCGAAAGGTCAAGGAGAAGCAGGCTATGAAGCAGCAAAAGGCGATGTTAATCGCCCTGATCGTCATCTGTTTAACCGTCATAGTGACGGCACTGGTAACGAGGAAAGACCTCTGCGAGGTACGAATCCGAACCGGCCAGACGGAGGTCGCTGTCTTCACAGCTTACGAACCTGAGGAGTAAGAGACCAGGCGAGGGGGAAATCCCTCGCCACCTCTGATGAGTCAGGCATCCTCAACGCACCCGCACTTAACCCGCTTCGGCGGGTTTTGTTTTTTCCTGGCATTCTGGTTTACAATTCGCACGTCAGCCTGAACACCTGACACCTGCTGCGCCAGTAGAGAAAACAGATGGCGCACAAAACCAAATTTCACAATTCTGATACCGACCTTGCCATCCGGCATGGGCGGCGTTCACACGCATTTAAAACCGACTGGTACCAACACCCACCATGTACTGAAGAACAGGCCGAATGGCTAATTCATAACTACCGCAGACGCGGATACGAGATTAAGAAAGCCCTCAGCCTCGATTATCGTCACTGGATAATCTATGTCAGGCTCCCTTATTCCGAACGCTCACCGCGCCCATCCCGCACATTCCAGCAACGCATCTGGAGGTAACGTGCGGATATTACTTCGACCTGTTCTGGTACCGGAACTCGGGCTGGTGGTCCTTAGGCCGGGCCGTGAATCCATGCAAGTATTTCATAACCCTAGAGTGCTGGTGGAGCCTGAACCGAAAAGCATGCACGGTCTGCCGTCCGGAGTCGTCCCTGCCGTTCGCCAGCCGCTGGCGGAGGATAAATCATTTCTGCCATTTTTCAGCGATGAGCGGGTGATTCGTGCTGCTGGCGGCGCTGGGGCACTGTCTGACTGGCTGTTGCGTCATGTCAAATCCTGCCAGTGGCCTCATGGTGACTATCATCACAGTGAAATCGTCATACATCGTTACGGTACCGGCGCGATGGTGTTGTGCTGGCACTGCGACAACCAGTTGCGCGACCAGACCTCCGAATCACTCGGGCAACTTGCTCATCAAAACCTGTCAGCATGGATGATTGACGTCATACGCCATGCAATGAATGGCACGCAGGAGCGGGAATTGTCGCTGGCTGAATTATCCTGGTGGGCGGTCCGCAATCAGGTGGCGGACGCGCTACCGGAAGTGGTATTACGTCGTTCGCTGGGGTTGCGTGCGGAAAAAATCCGCTCAATGTACCGTGAAAGCGACATCGTACCGGGAGAGCAGACCGCCACCAGCATACTGAAACAGCGCACAAAAAATATTGCGCCGCTGCCTCACGCCCACCAGCAACAGAACCCACCACAGGAAAAGACGGTGGTCAGCATTGCCGTTGATCCTGAGTCTCCGGAATCTTTCATGAAACGACCTAAACGTCGCCGCTGGGTTAACGAGAAATACAAACGCTGGGTGAAGACACAGCCGTGTGCGTGTTGTGGTAAGCCAGCCGACGATCCCCATCACCTGATTGGTCATGGTCAGGGCGGAATGGGGACAAAATCTCACGATATTTTCACGCTACCGCTGTGTCGGGAGCATCACAACGAGCTTCATGCGGATCCTCTGGCGTTCGAACAAAAGCATGGTTCTCAGGTTGATTTAATTTTTCGTTTTCTTGATCACGCCTTTGCAACTGGCGTGCTTGGGTAAAAGAGGTGACTGATGCTCATAGATTTGGTTTTACCTTACCCGCCGACGGTGAACACTTACTGGCGACGCCGTGGCAGCACATATTTTATCTCGGAGGAGGGAAAGCGTTATCGCCGGGCTGTGGCGCTTATTGTTCGCCAGCAGCGGCTGAAATTAAGCCTGTCCGGAAGGCTGGCGATAAAGGTGATTGCAGAGCCACCGGATAAGCGTCGTCGCGACCTGGACAATATCCTGAAAGCACCGCTGGATGCGCTGACGCATGCGGGAGTGTTAATGGACGATGAGCAGTTTGATGAAATCAATATTGTACGTGGTCAGCCAGTATCTGGTGGACGGCTGGGTGTGAAGATTTACAAAATTGAGAGTGAGTGAGCGTAAATATGATATATCCGGAAATTACAGGCAAAAGCGGCGAGCATTTACGTCTAAAAACGCTGGAAGCAGTCTGGATCCAGGGGAAATTACGGATGTGGGGGCGGTGGTCGTATATTGGCGGCGGTAAGACGGGAAATATGTTCAACCAATTACTGACCTCTAAAAAGCTGACAAAAACGGCAATTAACGAGGCGCTCCGGAGGATGAAAAAAGCTGGTCTGGACAAACCTGAACTTGAGGCTTTTTTGCGGGATATGATCAACGGCAATCAAAAAAGCTGGCTGGCACATTGTACCGATTCAGAGGCGTTAATAATCGACAGGGTTATTGGTGAAGTCCTGGCAGGCTATCCCGGGCTGCTCAATGTCCTGAGTCAGCGTTATGTGGGGCGGGGGATGACTAAGCGCAAAATGGCTGAACTGCTGAATGATGCACACCCGGAATGGAGTTTAAGAACCTGTGAAAGACGCATTGAGCATTGGCTAAAGGTGGCAGAATTTATTTTGTACAAACCAATGGTTATGGCTTTTGGTATAGAGAAAAAAGTTATTGCTTTTTGACGTAAAAACTGCTTCAATTCCGGTACGCTTCGCAAAGCTGTACCACGAGGCGAATAGCAGACATGGACATTTGAAAGAGCCCGCTTTTTGCGGGTTTTTTTATGCCTGAAAAACGGCACAGAACATTAAACGCGCTGGTGGTTGCGAATACCGGTCTTTCAGCTTGCTGGCTTTTCCGACAAGAGTTATTGGTATGTTACGTTAACCAGAAAAGGGAAAAAGACATGCTAAAACAGCAGGATATGACCGAAACCGCCAGAGTGGTGTTTAATGAGTTAAGCGTCACCGAACCGGCGACAGTCGGGGAGATTGCACAGAATACTTACCTTTCACGCGAACGCTGCCAGTTAATACTGACCCAGCTTGTTATGGCGGGTCTGGCAGACTATCAGTTTGGTTGTTACAGACACCTTCAGTCCTGAAGGCTTTTTTATTTGTGGTAAATGGGCGGCTGGTGGGTGTGGTGGTAGACTGGCCCCCTGAATCTCCAGACAACCAATATCACTTAAATAAGTGATAGTCTTAATACTAGTTTTTAGACTAGTCATTGGAGAACAGATGATTGATGTCTTAGGGCCGGAGAAACGCAGACGGCGTACCACACAGGAAAAGATCGCAATTGTTCAGCAGAGCTTTGAACCGGGGATGACGGTCTCCCTCGTTGCCCGGCAACATGGTGTAGCAGCCAGCCAGTTATTTCTCTGGCGTAAGCAATACCAGGAAGGAAGTC